TTATAAACGACACCTATGATCCTAGTAGAGGAGAAACCAGATGTGTTTATGGTTACTGGATAAAACAGTAATGTTACAGCCCCCACGCAGGGGGCTTTTTTTTGTGTTAGTGTACCGGCGTGTGTGAGAACTTGTGAGTGACTAGTGGAAACAAGGCAACACTAGATATTCACAAGAACTAGACCTCTAGCAATAGGGGTCTTTTTTTATGGTCTTGCATAAATCCAGCCAGTTACTATGTACTTAGGAACTTTTGTTGTATAGCCACGATGAACATAAGTCCAAGTTGCAGGGAAAAATAATATGCTTCCGACTTTAGGTTGTATTCTTGTACCGTCAATAAATTCTGTCCAGCCACCATCTTCTTCTTTTATTGTATTCATATACCAGATGTAAGTATAAATCCTAGACCATCCTTCGTGCATACACCAATCGTGATGCCAATTATAAAAGCCATTAGGTTCATACTTCTGTACCTTATATCCTGTATCTTTTACTTGGTAACCATTAGAAGGATGTAGATTCCATTTTCCTTTAGAAGTCTTTTGTAGATGGATTTCATATTCATATAATGCTTTACCTAAAGCTTTATATAAAATTTCATCTTCTTCTCTCCATGAAATATTATTTGTAATAGTAGTGTCTATCGTTACTTTTAAGTCTTTATCAATTCTAGGATTGTTTTGATCTACTTTCCCTGCTTTTCTGTAAGGATCAGTTTCAAATTTATTAAGAACTTGATTACAAAAATCTTGTGTTAATGATTGTTCTTTTACCCAAATTAAATCTTTAAACACTAATTACCTTCTTGGCTTAATCTCTACAACTGCAAGTTCTACTTCTTTTAAACGATGAAATACCTCTTTCATATCATCGTGCATATCATCTATTTTTGTTGTTAACAATTCTATCGCTGTGGTATTTCGCACGAGATCATCGCGCGATTGTCTGCCGCGATAAGAGATAGAACCAACAGATACAAAACAAGCTGTCAATAACGCCCCACCTACTGCTGCAACTACCTCTACCACTTTACGAGTCCTCGATCTATGCCTATTATACAGAAAAACCCTATGGAAAAAGAAAAAATCAAAGATATACCACAAAAGAATAAACAAATAGAAGATGACAAGCCTGACTATCAGGAAAAAATTACCTTTTTAGTTTCTACTGTTGCACAGGCATTTATTTTAACTTGGTGTTTATTAGTGTTGTCTTTAGGATATATAAAACTACCTAATAGATTATTTGGAATGGACATACCAGACCAGCCGAGAGTTGATAGTACTTTTGCTGCTGGATTATTAGGTAATATTTTAGGTGGATTAGGTATAAGCGTTAATGCAGCGCAGGGAGCTAAGAAGAAAAAGAAAGAAGAAGAGAATGGTAATATTGGTAACGCCTCTAACGGCACACAAACTATAATAATAAAGCAACCATTAGAAATCGTCACAACAAAACCTGACGTAATTAAAGTTGATCCCACAAAAAAATGAAAAAGCTACTTCCATTTCTTTTTGCAGTTGCAGCAAGTCCAACATATGCAGAGATTACAACTAAATATGTGACATCTGCACAAATTTCCATAGACTCACCTTATGTAATTACAAATGCTGCGCCATCGAGCTATAGCATAAGCGGTAACAATATCACCACATCTACAGGAACAGGTGATAGTGTTGTTACTAATGCCATTGGTGGATTAAATCTTGGGAGCTTTGGAAGCAATGGCGCACCAAACGCAATACATACAAATAAAACAGTAACAACTGCTGGATCAGCTTTTTCTCTCTCAGAAACATATCAAGCTGGTGACGGAACACAATCTGCTATCACACCTAGTTCTGGAATAGCAACTTTGCCTGTGCTTGGAGGTCAAACTACTGTGATCTCAGGTGGTACTGCTGGCAGCCTTGGTTTGACAAGTGTTAGCTCTGGAATTCATACTTGCAGCGCTGGGGGAAGTGGCACTAGCTGTATTGGATCTACTACTGTGACCATTACAATTGACTAAACTCTGGCTACTGCTAGTATTCATATACCCGATAAAGGTTTTTGCTACCCCTGTAGTGCCTCAGTTCAGATCCGGGTCAAGTACGACAAACTCGACTTCTGAATCTGTTATAAATGAAACTATAACTAGCTATCAGTATCGAACTGGTTATACGTTTAGCGTATCGGGTCACAATATAGAATCAACTGATATTAATGGTTACATTAATCCGACATCTACAAGTGTCAATGAACAAACTGTTGGAGGAGTAAACTTTACTTGGACTTCTTTAGACGGAACATCAAGCCCAAGGTGGCAAGTCGCAACACCAGGCAGTTCATTCAGTTTAGTAGAAAGCGTAATGGCGCCTGGTTTAGACACGGTAACCACAATCACAAGAACAATTACAACTTCTACAACAACAGAATCTACAAGTACCTTTGGGCAATAGCCTTTATATTATCCCCTGCAAGAACATTAGCTAATACCACAGTTGCATCGCCCTCGTCACAAAGTACAGGAGTCGTTAACAACAATGCCACAATGATAACCCCATCTAGCCATCCACAATTTAAGATGTCGCAAGGTATTGTCTGTTCTTCTCCCACCCTCACTATTACTCCATATTTAACTGATGCGTGGAGCTTTAACCGCCCTATAGAAGAATATACTTATCAAGAAATATATGACGAGAATACTGGTGATGTAAAATATACGACAAAAACTCCTAGATTTGAAAAAGATAATTACAACCTTAATTATGGTATTTCGGCTCAAATAAGCATACCTTTAGGAAAAGCCCCTGCTCTTTGCCACAAGGCTACTGAAGTAAATATAGATGCACAAAAATTATTAGTAGAAAAAACAAAAATGGAAATGGAATTATATCGACTTAAGATTTGCGGAGAACAAGCGCGTCTGGGCGTACAATTTACAGGTAAGTATGCAGTCACTTGCGAGGGAATAGTTGTTTCAATACCTCCAAACCAAGTTATACCTCATACACACAAAATTGACGTAAAACAATAAAAATAGTCCTTTCAGAATCGCCTGTAAGGAGCTTGTAAAAAAGTCTGCTTATGTTTATACCTTCGATTTTGGCTCTTTTGACTTACTTATCTTTGAAATAACCTGTTTAACTAACGGCCGTACAAGTTGTAAAACAAGGGGAGCAGATGCACCAACCAAAGCCAAGCTAAATACCCCAACAAACTGAGGGGCAGAAGGTATGTACTGATCTTTGAACGGTACGTCTTCATAAAGAGTTATACATTCTTGTTTATTATCAGACAATTTATGACCAATAACACGTTCAATTTTTTTATCGTTACGAAAATCTCCTACGCGCTGATCTTTTGAACCAGGGCATTCTGGGATTACAATGTCATTGTTTTCTTCTTTTTCTGGAATATTAGGAGTTTCAGTTTCTGGAATATTAGGTTCACTACTGTTTGAGGGTAAAGGTTCTTCTACAATTGTCATCTGATTAGGATTATAAACAGGAGGTATAAAACTAGGAAAGGTAAAATCGCATATTGTATATACACCGTTTGGATCTTCTAGTAATAAATTATGATTACCTGTATTTTTTATGTCTCTATGCCCATAAGTACAACCTGGTGGATTTATTTCTAAATATTGTGTCACGTTAGGAATATCAGGTTTGTATATCTCTGGAATAAATATTTCTGGAATATATATTTCTCGTATTTCAGTCATACGCATCTCTCTTTTTACGCACTTCCACTTCTGAGAAACATTTAGGACAAGACAAGTTAGTCATTACAGAAAACTCAGGATATCCACCCATATCTTCTTCAATATCTACATCTCCACCTATTATTAATTCTGTATCACACCAATAACATTTCATTTTTGTGATGGTAGATTAACAGGTGCTGGTATTGATGCTCCAGTTGTAGAAGGTAGCGAGTTCCCTAATACATCAGGCATAATACCTTTTACATTACCTAAAACTTCATTCATAATTTTTGCTTTAAATTGTTCAGAAGTTACATACTTGAATGTAAAGAAACCACCGCCTAAGATTCCTAACACAAGGATCGTAGTTACGATAGTTAAAGCATCTAATACTTTTCTCATGGTTAAATTAGCAATTATTAGAGCCATGTCACTTATGACATTAGCTTCATTATTTTTAATTATAGGTCTATCTCCTCTCTACGTCACGATGGGTCTAATTCACCGTCAAATGATCGAGAAGAAAAGTTAAGTTTTAGCTTGTTTTGCGTCTGAAGGTTTTATTTCCTGTTCTTGGTTTTTTGTAGATAATAATTGTGCCTGTGCATCTTTTACACCTAAGATTGCACCTTGATACCTGTCTTCATTTTTACAGGCAATCTCATAAGCACGTTTAGCTTCTTCTTTTTGAGTTTGAATACTAATAAGCTGTTGTTCGTACTGCTTGATTAGATCATCTAATGGGTTGGTCATTAGTCTGCCTCCTCTATTGTGTTAGTTTTAGCCCATTCCAAGTAGTCTTGGTAGTCGCTATTTGTTTCATCTTTTGGAATATAAATATTTGGGTGTTCTGAAGTTGCTGGAACTAAAATAGCATTTTCATTTACCGTTCCATCTTTTAATTTATATTTTTTGTAAGTTGTGTAAATCATAATTAAAGCTCCGCTGATGCTGTCCATCCTAAATTAAAATTAGCGTGACTATTTCCTGATCCATCGCCAGAAAATCCATTTGACGTAGTAACGTGTACACCAAAACTAACACTATTAGTTGGTGATGTAGTAACAGTAGGAGAAGCTCTCATCTCCGTTCTAAATCGAATCCATCTATCACTTTCACCATTTGATGCGTTTAGATGATGATACTCAAAACTATCTTGATAATATCTTTCGCATAAAGCAAGTTCATGGCCATGTAATCTATGCTCAAAATCTGTTGCCACGCTGCCTACTTCTAATTGTATTCCTGTAATAAAAAAGTCATTTGAAGTGCTATCAAAAACATTTACCTGTCCTGTAGCTCTCTTATTAGCAGTAAAAGCTGCCCATGTTGATGGTGGTGTTCCTCCTCCTGTATAAGTTGTTCCAGCCATTAACCAAAAGAAAATTCTTAAACTTGATCCATTATCACTTGGAAAAGCACCTGTTGTATCGGCTGGAAAAGTTAAACTTATTTTTTGCCATGTGTTAGCTGAACTAATTGTATAGCTTTTACAAACGTGCCTATCATTGTCATCATCATAAAACTCAACCCAATGTACACCTGTTTTTGGAGATTTTACATGAAAAGAAATTGTAAATTGTTTTGCTTGTGCTGTTCCTTTGCAGAAAACTTGTACGTCTTGCCCTTCCATTCTGTGTTCTATAGCAACATAATGCCCTGCATCTACAGTACCGCTTGCTGTTGTGCAATCATATTTTAAACTATTTGAAAATCCATACCCTGCTGGAACATCTGTACTTTGTGAAGCTGTATATCTCATATTTCCTGTACCTTTCTGTTGGTATCTATCAGGAGCAAAGTAGCCTTCGCTTGATCCGACACCTGTAGCTGAAGTTGATCTTTGAAAAACTTGAAATCCTCCATTGATATTTAATCTTCTATTACCTAGTTGACCACCATTAACAGATGTAATATTTGCTGTGCAAGTACCGTCATTGGCAAGGCTTACAGCATCTCCTGATGCTCCTGTATGCCTAATACTATTAACAATTAATCTACTGCTCATGGCTTGGGATTAGCGTCTTTAACTGCTTTGATGTGGGTCGCCCACGTTCCAGTTGTATCTAGTTTACCTGCCTTCATGTCAGCATACAACATATCAAGTTGATCTCCAAAAGAAGCGTAAATAGTTTCCCCATTTGTTGTTCTATCGGTTTTGTACTTAACAGCAGCAGCTTCAGCGTCTAATGTGACTCGTGCAGCATCTATCTTGCTTTGCTCAAGAGTTACAGACTTACCATCTTTATCAAATGCTCCAGTATCATCATCGATACTAACAACTGTACCTCCGTATGCTTTGTAAATAGCTTCGTGATCGAGTGACATAGTGTTTACTTTAAATTATAGAAGATGACCATTAACCTGCTACCTCTTGAAGGATAATAGTAGACATAGGCCTGGGTCCCATTCCATTTCCAGAAGCATTATTATCATCGTGACTTCTATTTATATAATGTGTTCTGGTTGAACTTGAATTGTGTCGGTAATTTAAGTTATATGTTTGTTGAGAAGTAGAGTTTGGAGAATGTAAAAAAGTAATAGGTAATACAGTACACCCTGCTGTTTCTTCAGCATGATAACTAGCTGTAAGTCTAGCTCTGCTTCCGTTTGCATTACCTTTAGCTGCATCTGGACAAACACCATTAATCATAAGTCTAATACCTACAATTTGATTACTAGAAGTACCATGATTAACCATTATTTGTACCAGTATTTTACTGGAAGTAGATGTTGGGGTTATAGAAGCTGCAAATTGAGTATGATCATATGTAGCTCCAGAAGCAATACTAAATGATGAAGTACCTGTTTTAGTTTGTTGAACAACTTGAATAATATTCCCTGTCTTTGGGTTTGTTGTTGTCAGTACCGTTCCATCAGCAGTTGTAGGTAACGTAATAATACGATCATCACCTGTTGAAGAAGGTGCTTGAAAACTTACTGAACCTCCACCTGATGTTGCGTTTAGCTTTATCTTTCCTGTCATGGTTTAGGATACTTGTCTTTAATAGCTTTAATAGTAGTTTTCCAACCAGCCACACCACTATGATAAATCTTATCAAGCTGATCTTCAATACTTGGATACTCTGCTTTACGTTGGCCTTGATAAGCTATTGCAGCAGCTTCAGCATCTAGTGTTGCTCTTGCAGTATCTATTTTTGATTGGTCAAGTGATATAGGATTACCACTTTCATCAAAAGCACCTATTGAATCAATAATTGATTTGCAATTTGGATAGGCTTTACGAATAGCGTTATGATCGTATTTCATTAAACTGACACCTCCATTAAAATTAAACTAGATGCTGCTCTAGGGTCATCACTTTCATTACCATCTGATCTCGCTCTATTTATAAAAATATCTTGTGTTGTACCTCCACCATGCATACACATTTGGTATGTTGTTGCACTTGTTGTAGATGGCGAGTCAACAAAGTTGTTTGAACACGACATGAGAGCTTGATCTTCATTATTATTAGAACTATATCCACAGTTAACTAAATATCTATTACCAGCAGAATCACCATTACCAATTACAGTACTACCTCTTTTTATTCTAAACCCACCTTTTGCACTAATATTACTAATGTCATAAGAAATAGAATACATAATTAAAATTTTATTTGAACTTGAAGAAGGTGTTATTGAAGCACTTAAACCTGTAATATTATCAGTTGCACCATTACCAACATTAAAAGAAGCAGCACTTGTCAGAACAGTAGAAACAACTTGAATAATAGACCCTGCACTCATAGCAGAATCTGGTAACTGAGCTAAACCTGTTACTACTCCTGTATTTCCGTTGATTGATACTGCCATCTAAACCACCGTAAATGTTGAACCAGAAGGTACAGTTAAAGTATAAGTCGCTAATGAAAATTCGCCAGCAACCATACCGTTTTTACCATTGCCAACAGTAATATTTCCTGTAGCTGTTGTTGGATTTTGAAATATAGAATCTGTCTCTCCACCTGCTGATATGGCGTTGGTGGATGCAGCAGTTATCCTACCTTGTGCATCAACTGTAATAGCTGGAATAGCAGTTGCAGAACCATAACTACCTGCACTAACAGCAGTATCAGCAAGTCCAGCAGCTTGTGCTTTGGTTAGTCCCATTAATCAGCCTCCTCTGGGGTGTTACCTTTTGATACCCATTCTAGGTACTCTTGGTAATCTGTGTTTGCTTCGTCTATTGGAATAAACCAATCCTCATTATTCTTTTTTATTTTAATATTGCAAAGTTCTCCAGTTACAGGGTGATTTACTAATTTATAGATAGGATTTGTAGGATATGCCATAATTAAAGTTCTGCTGAAAATTTATAAGTAGTATTATAAGTTGAAGATTGTGGTTGACCTAACATTGCAGGTCTGAAGTTTACTAAATCTGCTGTTATATTAAAATCAATATGTGCTGATTCTGTATTCATAAGGGAACTTAAAAGACTAGTAACACTTGCGTTTGTTGAGCCATCAGTAATGATTTGACCACCATTGCTACCTGTATTAGTAGTTGTCAAAGAAGGTGTTGACCTAAATTCTACAGGGAAATTAAAACCATGATTATATGATTTCGAACTATTATCAGGCACAATCCCTGCACCCATAAGATTTACATATTGTTGGTAATATCTCTTGCAAAGCTGAAGCTCCTGACCGTAGCTAAGAAATTCAAACGAGGTCGGATGATCTCCTACTTCTAGCTGAACTCCTGTGATTTCGATTGTAGCATCATTTGTTGTCCACCATGTTGTAGCTGATACTGGTGTTCTTGTTCCAGAAGCATATGCAGTCCAAGCATGTTCTGTTACCCCTGCATCTGTATAAGTAGTTCCTATATACGGCCAAAGATATAATTGTAATCCAGATTCATTATTATTATCAAACTGTAAATTAGAATTACCTGGAATCGTCTTGGTAATCTTTGTCCAAGTATTAGCACTTAGTGTACCAGTTGAGTATGGATATATCTGAGATGTTCCATCAGCTGTTCGTAAATACCCCTTAAAATCTTGAGAAACACTTGATTTTACCCAGAAAGATAATGTTATGTTGCTTGAACTAGATGTATAATTCCAACCACTATTTGCAATATTTTGAGCTTCTATGTGATGTTCATAATAAACTATGTCACTAGCATCAGTACTTGTTTGATTTCCATTAGTAATTTTAAATGCTTTTCTAAAACCTAATGTATAAGGAGTTGTTCCACTTGCAATGTCAACTTGTTCTTGAGTACAAGCTTCATCTGTACCACCCCAACTGGCGACAAATCTATCAACAGTATAATACCCAGTAGATGTTGATGACACTCCACGTTGGGCTATGGTCATTGCTCCGTTAATAGTGAGCCGTCTATTACTTAGGTTATTAGTAATATTAGCAGTACACGTTCCATCATTAGCTAATGTGATCGCATCACTTGATGCACTTAATCCTTGTAATGCTGCAACTTTTAATTTACTCATGCTCCCTCCAATGCTGCTACTCTAGCTTCTAGAGCTTCTCTTTTGGCAACTTCTTCTTGTAATGCAGCAGTTAACAAGGGAACAAGTTTACTCTGATCTATGCCCTGATAAATAGGATTATTGTCAGAATCTACTTCATCTTTAGTTCCTGTTATTGCTTCTGGCACTACTGGTGTTACTTCATGTGCTAAAAATCCATCTACGGTTGTATCTTTATCAACTTTAAAATTAAATCTTGATGGTTTTAGAGTTTTTAATCTTTTTATGCCATCAGATATAGCAACTACATTTTCTTTTAGTCTGTAATCTGAAGATGTGTTGTAGGAAGTCCCTGACGTAGTTACATCAACAGAACCAACATCAGAATTATCTCTTTGAAAACGCAAACATTCTCCATTACTATTATGTCTTGCAAAAATACCAGCATGAGTACCATTAACACCTACAAGCACACCTGCTGTAGGGTGTATCACTATACCTGATCCATCAGTATGAGGTGCAGTACTTGTAGTGCCAACAAAAACTCTCCCAGACGAATCTATACGCATACGTTCTGTATCTGAACCACTTAACCTTCTATTAAAGGCTAACGATCCGTCACCTTGATTTACATCTAATATGTAACCATGATCTCCAGAATTTTGTTTTAAAAATAAGTTATTTTCATCAGAACTTACAGTTAGTTTAAAACTTGGTGATGCAGTTCCAAGACCTACGTTGCCAGAACTATTTGCAGTAACAAACGACCCATCACCTGCATAATTATCGTTTAAAGTAATAGTTCTATTAGCAGCAGGGTTAGACGAAGGAGCAGATATTATTACCCCATTTCCACCGCTATGTAATAACTTAAGTGAACTCATTTATCCAGCCTCCAATGCAGCGACTTTCGTTTCCAATACTTCAATTTTAGCAACAGCTTCCTGTAATGCAGCAGTAAGTAAAGGTACAAGTTTAGATTGGTCTATTCCTTGATATTGAGGCACAGTTTCTTTAATATCTCCAACTTTCTTACCAGATGGAATTGTATCTTTTTCAGTATATAAAATATCTCGTGTTTCATCTTTAGTGCCTGTTATAGCTTCTGGTACTGCTGTTACTTCGTGTGCAAAGAATCCGTCAACAGGTGTATTTGTTTCATCTACTTTCCAATTAAATTTATATGGTTTCAAAGTTTTTAATCTTGTTATTCCGTCAGATATTGGAATTACGTTTTCTTTTAATCTGTAGTCTGATGAAGTGTTATAACTTGTAGATCCTGTGCTACTGCTTATAGAACCAACTTCAGAACCGCTACTGTTTTCAAAAGCTAAAGGCTTTCTAGTTGAAGTTCCATCTGGTCTAAATATAATTCCACCTGTGCTAGTAATATATAATGAAGCTTGAAATTCATTATGAAATAAAGTATCTGTATTAATATATATTCTTCCTGTGCTACTATCCACTCTAAATTTTGTAGATGGACTTACCCCTTGTTGACTAACAGAAAGGATAGGATAACCAGCAGCAGCACCACTAGGAGAATTACAAAAAAGTCCATATGGTGTAGTTGTATTTGTATTTTGAAATTCTGCAATATAGTTTGTACTACCATTATGAATAACGTCTAATCTTTCATTTATATCTACTTGATCTGATTGTATTTGAATAAATGTTTTAGTTCCATCAGCATTTTGAAAGTAATGGTCAGCAGCTTTAACAACTAATGAACCACTACCTGATTCTTCTATAAAAGAATTACCACCTGAGTCGTGATAAATTTTTAAATCTTGACTTGTTCCTAACTGTACTTTTCCACCATCAGGAATATTTAAGTTTCCAGACGAATCAACAGTTGCCCTTGTGTTTCCACCTGTATTTATATTGACAGTATCAGATGCAAATGATAATCCTGTATTGCTGTCTGACCCTTGAATTGCTGGACTAGAATTTGATCCGTCTACTCCAGAAATACCAGTTGTTCCGCTAATTTCTATTGGCATAATTTACCTCCTAGACAATAACATAACGTGAACCTGATGGAATTGTAACCGTTACTCCATTTGCTATTGTTATATCACCTGCACTTAAACCTGACTTATTTGTAGTCATAGTGTAATTATTTGAAATTGTTAAAGAGTTTTCTGTAATACAACCATCAGCAACTTGTGACGAAACTCCTGTTAAATTAGATCCATCTCCAGCATAAGATGTAGCAGTTAATTCTCCAGTAGCAGAGTTAAATGTAAGGTTTGATCCAGATTTTAATCCTAAATCTCCTGTAGCTGCGGTAGCAAACAAAGGAAAACAAGTAGTATCGGAACTCTCATCTGCAATAGTAGAAGTAGTTGCATTACCAATCGCAACTTGAGTTCCCATATTGACAATAAAATATGTAGCACCACTAGGAGGAGCAGAATCAAAAATAATATCTGTACCGCTAACAACATATCCCTCTGTCATATCTCCCTGCCCAGTTCCATCATTAGGCTGTTGCATTACACCATTGATAGATACTCTTAATATTTCTGCATTAGTAGGTGTTACTGCTGTACTTGTTCCTTTAGTAACTAGCTTAAATCTATAAGCAGAACCGTTAAATGTAGCTGACCCTCCACCAGTTCCAGATGATGATGCTATATCTAATAAATCTGCTGTTCCCGAAGTGCCAGTAGAACCTCCAATCTCACCCCATGAACTTCCGTCATAACCCTCAAATTCTGTTGTTTGACTATTGAATCTGAACATACCAGCAGAAGGAGAGCCTGGTCTTTGTGCAGTTGTACCAGAAGCTACATCAATAGCTCCTGTTCCTGTCATTAAAATATTGCCACTTGTGGTTAAAGAGGTCAGCGTACCAACAGAAGTAAGACTTGAAGTAACAACTGTGCTTTTTAATTCTGTTCCTGTTAAAGTCCCTGCTGCTGCCGTTACTGTGATATTTGCAGATCCATCAAAAGAAGTTCCGTTAATTGTCCTTGCAGTCTCTAAAGCTGTTGCTGTAGCAGCGTTTCCAGAAGTATCTTGGTTTCCTGTTGAATTAACACCTGGTAAATTAATATTGCCTGTTCCATCAAATGATACTCCACCAATATTTCGTGCAGTCTCAAGGGCTGTTGCCGTTGCAGCATTTCCTGTAGTGTCTTGGTTAAGAGTGCCTACAACAAAATCTATAGTGCCATCACTATCTTGGTACGTTACTGTTATACCTGTTTCAGTATTACCAGTAAGCATACCGCCAACAATATCCTGTACCTCTTCATTTGTAAGAGTTGCAGTTATATAACCAGCACCATTTGTAATCGCATTATTGTTTAAAGAAATATTAGCTGTTCCATCAAATGAAACTCCAGCTATAGTTCTGGCTGTCTGTAATGAAGTAGCAGTTGCCGCATTTCCAGTACAAGAACCTGACGATCCAGAAGTATTACCAGTTACGTTTCCAGTTAAATTACCAACAAAACTTGTAGCAGTTAACGCTCCAGATGATGAATTAAATGTAAGATTTGTTCCTGTTTTAGGTGGTAAGTTACCTGTCTCAGCCGTCACAAATAAGACGTTACAAGTAGTATCTGATGACTCATCAGCAACAGTTACATTAGTAGCTATAGCAGAAGTACCTGTAAAATTAGTTGCAGATAAAACCTGTGTACCAGCTACTTTTAATACTTTTCCAGAAGCAAGATCAATATGTTCAGAACTTGTCCAAGAATCTGTTGAATCTACCCAATTCCAAGTCTTATCACCATCTGTTGAATCAATAGTAATACCAGCACCATCTACAGCAGCATCATTCCCATTACCTTTCGCAATCTCAATATTTTTATCTTTTACAGTTAAATTTGTTGTATCTATAGTTGTTGTAGTTCCAGAAACAGTTAAATCACCTGGTATTGTTACTAAACCAGCAGAATTAATAGTTAAACGACCAGAACCTCCTGTACTCAGAGTTAATGTATCTGAACCACCACTAATTCCTGTATTTGGATCTGAACTAAAACTGAAAGATGGGGCAGAAGCACTCCCATCAGGTGCTTTGCTTAGTAAATCTGCATAAGTTATCTTTTTATTTTTATCAGCGCCAGTTCCACTTTGGTCAATAATTGGAATCGTATCTGTACTTGCAGGTGCAGTTAAAGCTGTAAATTCTGATATTTTGCGGTTTGTCATAATTAGAACTTAATTACATACATTAGAGCATAGTTTTTGACACGAACTTCGGTTGAACCATCATTAGAAATAGTAATACCAGTTGTTTCACTTGAAGTTCTACCTACATCTGATTCACTTGATGAAGCAGCTATATTATACGCTTCATTTAAGTTTCCAGCACCTGTACCAGAAGCTGGAAAATTACTACTACTTAAATTACTGTTATGTTGTCTCTCTCCAGCATTACCTGACCTAAAGGCATGGTGGAAATGGCCTGAGTCTGTAATGCTATGGTTGTGAGATTTATTTTGATCTGATTGACTCGAAGCAAATGATCTACCGCTATCAACTCCAGCACTATTATCCCAACCTCTTACAAATTGGCCTCTAAGATCAGGAAGATTAAAGGTAGAAGATCCATCTCCAGATCCCCATGTTGTTGAAATTGTCGCAAATAAACTAGCGTATGTTGATCTACTAATAGCAGCACCATTACATTCTAAAAAACCAGTAGGAACAGTAGTCGTAGCTAAATTAAATACAGAACCAACAGGAACACCATTAGCAAGTTCTCCCCAAGCTGATCCGTTATATCCTTCAAAAGAAGTTGTAGAACTGTTAAATCTTATTTGACCTGTAGCTGCTGTTGGTCTTTGGATAGTTGTACCACTTGGCAGTTTCAAAGCTCCTGTACCACCCATCACAATATCACCAGCAGAATCTACTGTTCCTGTAAAATCTGGAGATGCTTTTGTTGCTAATCCAAAATTATTAGTATGTGCAGCATCCGTTAAACTTCCTAAAACCAACCAACCATTATTAGCAGAGTTTCTTATTTTTAATAAGTTATTTGCAGTATCAGCCCAAATTTTATAGGCAACAGTAGTAGAAGGATCAGAAGAACCACTATTTAAAGATTGAATATCACCTAAACAGGTATTCAAATCTGCTCTAAAAGTCGCACCTACTGCATTTCCTATATCATAATCATGTGTATTGCTCATTTATGTAACCTCCTTACCAAAACCTGATGCCGCCCAAACAAAAGATCTAGCAACTGCGGAACTTCCATTTTTAAATGTGACTTGAAAACCTGTTCTACTTATATTAGCAAGTTCGTGGAAATCCCCAGATTGTTGATTAGTCGGAGTCACTACTACAGTCGGTGTTTGTTTAAATGGATTAGTAAAAGAGACAGTATATTGTGATGATCCAGTAGTAACTGGAGTTGAGATACTTTCTGTCCTTCCTTGTAATTCTAGTGTAGCTCCTAATTGAGTTACAGCTATGTTTTGGTTTGTGTCATTACTTGTTAATAATGCCTTAAATTCAAAAGCCCTGCCAGTAATTAACACATTACTAAATTCTTTATAAGCACTCCAAGTAGGAGAGCCAGAAGGATTGTCATTAGTTGCTCTGACGTAAACAGCAGCATTACACGCTGTTGCTTCTGTCAATCCACCAACTGCATCGATATATCCCCAAGTGTCAATTAAATCTGTTCTGTCATCCCATAGACTATTTAAAATAAAATTACTTGCTTTTAAAATTTTTCTAAGATTTACATCATAAACTTGTGTTAAATCTATTGAATTGCTAAATAGATATTCACCTGATGTTGCTGTTGCATTATTAGTAACTGTTAATTTCAAAGCATCTAAAGATGAATCATAAACAGTATTTGTTTTAGATCCTGTAAAGTTAGCAGTATGCTCATCAACAGTTCCTACTAACAACCTTTCTTGCGGTGCTGGTAGGTTTGTCGTAACCCTTGTATTATTCCAATCAGAATCTTGCGAACCAGGTGCAGGTGATTGTCTGCCTCCATCGTCCTCAAACTTTATAAGATAAGTTCCCTCAAGTAAGGGAACTATTTTTTGTGTTTGACTACCTGCCGCTGCGACAACAATTTCTTGTGAATCTTTCCATTGCGCTCCTGATGTTAAAGAAGAATGCCTAATAAGGGTTTTACCTCCTAATAAAACGTCAAGCTCTGTAGCACGATTCCAACTTAAAATTGCACTTGACTCGTCTATTGGTAATAAACTAACACCACTTACATTTGCAGGTAATGCTGTTTTTCCTACAGCAACAAAAGGATTTAAAGAGTTAGGAAGTGTAGATCTTAAACCAGAAGAACTTACGCTATAAACCTCAATTGTATAGTTACCTTCGATAGTATCTGGTATCTCATAACTTTTTGCACCTTCTACTATTCTTGATGTGTAATTACCTTGTTCATATCTCCACCTAACGTATGCGTTATCAGTAGATGTTGTCCAACTGACAATTATTTTTACCCTAGCAATTCCTGTATCTTCATAAATAACTTCTTCTGCCGTTACACCAGAAGGTGCTGATGGTGGTATATCTAAATCAGTAATATCTCTTGTTGGTAAAGTTATGCCGCTTTCAATATGATTATATTTACCTGAGTTATACTCACTTGCTGTCACAGTATAAAAAGCTCTATCCTTTTCTTCTATTGATAAAACTCTCCAAGTACTTGTGAGAATGTTTGTTGTTTGATAAACCCAAATGCTATTTGCATTAGGAGCGCTTGAAAAATGCTGACCTAAATTAATAACACTACCTGAGATTGATGAAACTATTTTATTTTCAACGCTACCATCAGGAAGTATTGCAGATAAAGTAGCTCCAATTGAATAAGTTAAATCTGTCGTATCATCTACTGTTACAGAGTTTGTAGTAGCAGCTTGAATACGACCACCCCTTCTTTCTCCTGATTTTAATGGATCTGCAATCTCGATAATTTGACCTGGCCTGACTAAAACACCTGCATCAATAGCGCAACTAAATGTCACAACTTCACGCTCTACATTACTCATATAAAGCATCCATTTTGCTAAACGTGAAGCTTGTCCACGACTTGTACAAGCAAAAGCATCAATGTTTTTAACAACAGAACCATATCTAGCTTGGTTTGCAGTATCTACTTGCTCTACATAATTTATATCTCTTAATTCTAAATCTAAATATTTAGCAATAACAACAGTAGGTCTTTGTTTCTGACTAACATCTGAATAACTAAAGCCAGGTTCTAATACGTTTGCAAGAGTAAATAAATAGCTTGAATCTTTTGGTGAATCTTGTGTGATTGTAAAAGCACCTGCGCTCCAAAAAGGCATTGACCTAAATACAGAACACATTTGGTTAATGACGTTATAAGCTTCTTGTTGATTTTGTATCGCTACATTGCAACTAAATCTTGGTTCTGTATTACCTGTTCCAGTTCCATCATCTATGAGTTCAGAAGAATATACAGAAGCTTGATAGAAACTAAATTTATCTAATGCAGATTCTTGTAAATGAGAACCTAAACCATATCTTTCAGACGTTAAAAGATCATATAAACACCAAGCAGGGTCGTTTGTGTATTGAGCAGCGCCTAAAGTGCCATTAAATGTTCCAGAATAAGACAAACTACCATCGGCTCTTACTGTTGCATTATGTGGAATTTTTACTTTTATACCTTTAACTAAATATTGTCTTCTAGGAATAGAAGAAAATTGTTCAGCATCTACTTTTAAACCTATAAGTGCTGAATTAGGATATGTTCTTTGGTCATATTTTATTTCTACATAAGTATTAAATTGAAAAGCGTTTACTAATTTTGTAGATGTACTATCTGCTGTAATTCTTGTTACTTTAATATTGACAGGAAAAGCACCATCTAAGTTAATTAAATAATCACGCAAATATACATCAGGAGTTCGGCCTGTGATCTTCCCTTGATTTCCAGATACAACATTCTGATATGAACCACCACTATATTGAACAGCAATTTCTAACTGTATCTCTGTACCAAAAATATCTCCTTTATCACTAAACCTTTGTAATTGTGGTACTGTTATCTGTACAGAAACCGCATCAACATTTGAATCTGTAATTTGTATTACTTTTGGTGATGCTTGTGGAACAGTAGAAAAACCTGTTGATTTAGTAGTAGCAACATCTCTTGTTATAGGTATTGTTGTCTGATTTGAAGTACCTGTTCTTGCCTCAAAAGTTACATCTTTAAAATTAAAAGTACCATCAGCAGCTTGTAATGGTGTGTTATTCAAGAAAATAGATTTAGCACCATCATCAAGTCCTTCTATCTCACCTTCACCTATAAGATCTAAAACTCTTGCAAAGCTTTTTGAATCTAAATTATCTTTTGCTTCGGTAGGTGTGCCACCGCCACCGCCACCGCCTTTGCCACCGCCACCGCCAGATCCAATTATCTTACTCATACTTCAACCTGCTCGTTTGTGATATTAGCTGACACCACTACAGATCCAGTCATCGTGCGCCCATATATTACAGGAACTGCAACCCCTGCTTTCGTTGTATTTTGTATGCCGCTAAAATTAAAAGATCTTCTTGGATCTTGATTCGCTTCTGGAATTGTTTCTATAGGTGCAAGCATAGTTGCAATCCCATTCAGTACTAAAGATGCACCAATTGCAGAAGTTATAGAACCTATTGTTGTTAAAGTTGAACTACCTACTGTTAAACCAGCAGCAATTTGTGCTTGAGTAAGAGTTGTTCCAGCCGCCGCCGCTCCACTAGTACTAAAAGTTCCAAAGATACCAGCACCTGGAAACATAAAACTTGCTCCTATTAATGCAGCACCTAATAGTATTCTCCCAGTATTTCCTCCAGCACCTCCTACGATTGGAACAATTTTTATATCACTTGCTCCGCTTGGATAATGTAATTCTTTTTCATCAAGTTCCCATTTATCAACTAATACTCTGTAATACCTATCAGCCATATGTTTTTCTAATTTAGGAAAATTAACGACTAAAAATCTTATTGCCTGTGCAGCATTATTTACTTCTGCTTCTAAAGTTTTCTCACCAAG